CCCATCTCAGCGCGCTGAATGCCTTCACGAGAACCGCCAAAAGCGCCTGCGCGCACAGCCTGTGCCTGCAAACCCTGACCTTGAATCTGAGCCTGACGATTCATCTCACCCATCTGCTGCTGAAGAGCCAGATTGGTGAAAGGATTCATGTACTGAGAGATCTGCGCTTGACCGATAGGTTGCGTCGCGCCCAAAGTCCCTTGAGCCGCGAGCCCTGCCAAACCTTGCGCTGTACCGAACTGACCGCGCGTATCAGCACCTTGCAGGGTTGTGACGCCTTGGCCCGTGGTGTTCTGCGCGTTGGCCAACTGCTGTGTAGCACTGGTCATGTACGGCTGATACGCACCAATACCTTGTTGACCAGCAGCGATTGCATCCTGCTGGTTTTGGGACATGCCCGCAATTTGGTAGTCAGGAGAAAGGTATTGACCTTTCGCTGCGGCGGCGTTGGTAGCGTCTACCTGAGCCTTGGAACTTTGTAAAAGCGCAAGCTTTTGCGCTTCAATCTCCGGAGCTTCCCGGACTATTTGTTCTTGGACGGAAACTTCTGCTGCCATTTTTTAACCCCGTGCTGCGTTTTTTTCAAGTTGATTCATAAGCGCATACATGCGTTTTGCGCCTGCTCGTCTGTCACCCTTGCCTGCACCGCGGACGGCTTTGGCAGTCATGACGAATTCGCCATCAGACAGCATTGCAGGGATTGAATCAGAGGTCTCGGTCCCCGGGCCCTGAATTTGACCAGTCTTCCTAGGATAACCGCCCTGAGCCAAACCTGCAATACCGCCCATGTTCATAAATGCTGCTTTTTTATCACTCATTGCAAACAAGTAATCTTTTTGCGCTTTTGCATCTTTTGCGGCCAACTGCTCAAGGGCCGTGGTGTTCTGTGGCAAGTTGGGCAGGTTCTGACTACCGGGCGTAGCTGCTGCGGGCATCAAGGATGCCAAGCCGCCAACAGGGGCTGCCGGAGCAGCGGCCGCGGGCACCGTGCCAAGTGTTTGGCCGGGAGGCAAGAGCTTGGAGTAATCAGCCCCCGTGTTGTAGAGCTGCTTTGTGGTCACTTCTGGAGCAGGAGCGCCCAAGATCGCCGCATTCTTGGCGTTGTAGTAACGAGCCTGTACTTCGGGCAAACCTAAATTAAGCGCAGTTGCCATTTGCCGTGGGTCAATTTTTTCCTTGTCCATGAACTGCTGCATGGAGGCTTCATTCATCCCCGAACCAAGGCCTGTCAGACCTTCCCGAATTCTAGTGGACTGCGCATCCATGGGCAACGCAGTTCCGCGTAGCGTGGGCGACGCAACTGTAACCCCTTTGGTACTGGCCACGTTGCCGCCTGTGGGCGAAGTAGGGGCAATTGTTCCTACAGGAGTTACCGGCGTAGGCGGCTCTACTGTTCCGGGAGGCGCAACGGTTCCGGGAGGTGTTACTGTTCCGGGAGGTGTTACTGTGGCAGGAGGGACGTAGCCTGTGTATGGCGTCGTAGGGGCAGATACCGCTATTTCATACTGCTTTTTAACTTCGGCAAGCGGTGTTCCTGTTACACGGGACACATCCTCAGGTGTGTAACCAAGTTTGTCCAATTCTGTTTTAAATTGACCAAGGTTAAAATTGTTTTGATTTTTTACAAAGAGATCAAACAATGCCTGATCTCTTTCTGACCGAGCAGGGGCACCCGCATCTACAGGAGGGGTAACTGGTGAATTATTTGTGATTGGTGTTGTGGGTAGCTTTACTTCAGGAGTCGTAAGACCCGGTGAATTGTTTGTGATTGGGGTAGTGGGCAACGTAACTGTTTTTGCACCACTGGTAGCAGGAGGGGCAATAACGTCTTCGAAAGTTTCTGGTGCGGCTACTGCAGGTGTGGCAGGGACTGCATCGTACTTTTCTTGAATTCTTTTTGTAGTAGTTGCATCTCCACCAATCGCACGAGAAAAGTCATCAGGCGTAATCTCCAACTGGTCCATGATTGCTTTGAGTTCAGCGTCACTCTTGCCGTGGTTAGCGGGGTCGGCATACCACGCAGCAATCTGCTCATCGGTGATGCCCCCTTTGACAAAGTGACGCACTTCACCACCATCCGCAAACACGCCGATACCGCCAGAAGAGCGCAGTTGATTGACCATGTTCATCTGGCTTGCAGAGTTGTTTGCAAAGTCCATCTTCTCAGCAGGCGCTTGAATATTGCTTGGGTTACCCATGCCTGAATCATCAAGGCCGTAATTTATTGCGGGCTGAACCAATGGCTGCTGTACGTCATAGCCGGGGAAGGGGCCTACGTCTTGCATAGGCATACCGGGCTGCCCCGTAGAATTCATAGAGCCGCCGCCAATATTCACAGGGATATGCAAATCGATGTTGCCTTGGCCTGTTACTTCACCGCCTGCTGCCATGCCTGTAGGGGGCAAAACAGAGCCGCCGTAGTACTGCACGCCGGGAAGGTTTTGGATGTAGTACTGATACGGATTGTTCTTCAACAAATCCTGTGCTGATCCGGGGCCCCCGGTCAGTTTTTTCTTCAACGAGGATTCCGCTGCAGGTCGTGGTTTAAAACCTCCTGTTGCACCCAAAGCGGCAATCCCCGCCACGGTTGCAGGGCCGTAGGTGCGTAAGAAACCGGGACCTTCTCTATTAGCTGCTTTTAAGGCATCCGCATAGGTCATCTTACCTGTGGTATCTGCGCCCAAAATGTCCTTGGCACGTGCAGTAACTTCACCGGATGATGGTCCGGGGCTAAATAAATCGCCTGCACCTTTTGAAAGGTTTTGGAAACCTTCAGAAAAAGTACCCTCTGTGCCGGGCATCATCTGCATGATGCCTTTGCCCGCAGTAGACAAAGACTCTCCTACAGTGGGAGTAGCATAGGGGCCAGCAGGCGCGCCAACGTTTGCAGGGGGCGCAACACTTCCGGCAGGACCGGACTGCATATTAGGTAGTGCGTTTCTATCAAACTGCACTGCAGGGTTGCTACCAAATGACGCGGTCTGAGGGCCACCCATGCCTGTATTTGACATTGGGGCATAGTCAGGGTTGGCCATGTTTGATTGATTACCAAAATCAGCACCGACAGGAGACTGAACAGGCGCTTGAAGCGTAGTTGTCCCGTTTGGGTTGATCGTAGGAGCGGCAGGCGCTGAAACAGGGTTCACCATGTTGCTGAACTTGTCTACCTGTCCTTGGAACGCTTCTGTAGGTGTTAACCCTGCACCAGAATAGCTGCCTGATTGGAAAGCATTTGTTCCTGTAATACCTGCAGTAGCACCCGCGGTCAAACCTCCAATAGCGCCCGCTTTCAAGGCTTGGCCCAAGTTACCACCACCGGCCAAGGTAGCGCCTGCGCTACCAACAAAACCGCTCACCGCTGCAACGCCGGCAGCAGAGGTTACACCCATAAAGGACGCTGCTGCAGGGCCTAAGAAGAAGCCAAGAGCCACGGTTGTGACAATCTTGCCCACGGTGCTGCTTGCAAAGCTCTTGACCGCCTTACCCACCGCCTTAAAGGCCTTGCCAATAGACTTAAACAGGTTAAAAAACTCTGGCAATCCTGTTTCAGGATTAATCGTGCCGCTACCGCCCTTGCGACGCAGCATGCGTGCTTCGGCAGGCGTGATGTGGGCAAGCATGGTATCGCCATAACGACCATACTGTGCAAGATCCGCGATGCCACCACCGGCCATGCCCATAGGGGACGGTTCTTGCACGACAAGATAGTCAACCGCCATGTTCAACGCAGCAAAAAACATCGGATCAAACTGCGGCGGCAGGATGTCCTCCGGAATCCCTTGCGATAAGTATTTGCGACGGATCCTGGGATAATCCTGGGGCGTAGCCAAGATCTCATCCACCATACCGTTCAATAGCTCAAGACCCTCCATGGGCATCTCAATACTACTGAGGGTATCGATAAACTCTTGAACCACCTGCGGATCAACCCGTGAACCAGCGCCCAACAGCTCGTCACTGAACTGTCGAGGAGGGATATCCTGACGCATCGCCTGGAAGAGTTCTTCTTCCTGCGGGCCAGCGGTTGGTTGAGGTGCAGCGCCGCCTTGCGGTAGCGTCATAATGCCTTGCATTTCTTCCATGTCAGTACCTTTCCAGTTGAGCCATGGTCCATGGACCGCGCGTCGGGAAAGGACGCGAAAGATGGCCTAAATTATGCGCGATCATGCTAGTTCCTGTCCATCTCTAGGTAGGAGATGACAAAGTCCACCGTCGTGACACTGGAAGTTACCTTGATCACGTCGGTCTCTTCCATGTTCAAAGGTACGCCACTAAACACGTCCATGGTGGCGTTGGTCGGCAGCACGTAAGATTTGAGTAAGGAATACCCCGTTGCCCCGCCTGCGGGATAGAGCTTCACATCAAGCGTTGCATTGCTGGCATTGCGATTAGTCACCCGCAGCGACGATACCGTTGCTGCATTGGCAGCAGGCACGGTGTAGATCGCTGTTTCTGTTGAAGCAGAGGGCGTTAAGACGTCTCTGAAATATTTATTAGCCATGTCAGAACGATGAGACGAAGTTGATGGTCAAAATGACCGAGGGGATAGCGGGCCGTGTGGGCGACGTTCCCGCAGCATAATGCTCTAAGTACACATCAAGGCTATCGGACCACCAAGCGATTTCGAGGTAGTCATTTGCAGGATCGTCTACCGTGAAAATGCCTGTGATAGCGGGGACAATGTGCGACCAAATGGTGGAGCTTTTACGAACAGGCACATCAAAGCGTGTATTACTAAGTGGATAGTTTGTGCCGGTGTCCTTGGCCCACACTTCAAACTCCGCTGCCGTGTTGCCACGGTTAGTGACCTGGAGCGTAAAAGTAACAAGGTATTCGCCAGCGCAAGGTACTTTGATGCGACTGTTATTTTCTACCGTAATGCCGTTGCCAAGTGCCACGGTTGTGTAGGTCAGAAGATTCTCGCCTGTAATGCTGGCATTCGTCTGGTCAGCATCAGAAAGTAGCATGGCATGTGGCAATGCAATACCATTACTGATTTGAGCGCCACGGATCCCGGCTGCAAAACCACTGCTCGCGGACTTTCCAAACCATGCCGCAGCCGCCGCTTGGTTCTGGTCGGTGACTGAACCATAGGTATTATTAAGCTGCAAAATGACCTGTTCAAGTGACCGAACAAGCTGATTGAACTGCCCTGGGTCATATTGTGCAGAAGCGTTAGGTAGCCTGACGTTAAAGATCTTGCTCATCGCAACCCATCAGGTTGGATGTCAACACGTAACGTACCGTAGCGCCAGTTGTCGTCCAATTCGTCACTTTCAATGCGCAAACTGATCTGCCTGCCACGCGCACGAGTATCAACTTTGTTGGTGGTCGGTGTAATGACGTAAGGGTCCAAAGAGCTCGGGTTGGCCGTTTCTTGAGGGTAATAACGCAACAACAAATGCACGGTCAAATCGCCAATCTGATTCTTAAAATCGGGGATAAACCGCTTCATGTACATGACTTGATCGCCGTCGCCGATATCAAAGTAACCCGATTTAATGTAGGACGTTAAAGGCACAAAGCCGTCTGCATCGACCCCGTTAACGCCAACCTCTTGAAGGTACACGGTCCCCCGACCTGCGGTTAACCCATAAATCGTACCGTCCACGGGCGTTTGTGTGCCGTTTGGCAGATATTCCGTAGCCACGGGATAGTTATAGGTCCCGATATCATTCCATGCCGTGCGAGGCATACTGCCAATCGACCAAACATTTTCAAGATAGTTATAGGTCACAAAGCGGTCAGGATAGGAGGCTCCGATGGAGCAATACCACCACGTGACCTCATTAAACTGAGAGTTAACGCCCGCGCTAAATTTGTTGGCCTGCCTAAACTCCATGTCTTTGAAGACATAGTCCTGAACCGTGCAAGGGAGCTTTTTGACCGTACCATCAAAAGCATAAAAAGCGTTAATCCCCATCCAATAGGCTACGCCATTAACATCCACGGCGGCATGTGGGCCCACACAATCGCAGTTAGCCCCCAACTGCTGGAAACCAAAGGTATACGGGGGTCCAACATATTGCATCCCGTGCATAGCCCCGTTGGTAAAAATAAGGATCTGCCCACGTGAGCGTAATGCACTCACGATGTAAGTGCCATCCGTCAAACGCTGCCCACCGGCAGTGTTTGTTGCTGTCTCGGAAAATGTGTTGGGATCTTCTTGGTTGGAAAAGCGAACAAACATAGGATCTTGCGTTGAAGGCGTTCCGACTGTCGTTTCCGTACCAAAACAAACCAAATGCCGATCGGGGGTAGACACCAGCGCAAAATTGCTCTTGGTCGGTGCACCGCTAATCGCTGTGGCACGTGCCGCAGTGAACGAAACATCGTAATAATATATCGCACCTTGCACAAGCTGACAGATAACATCCTCCCCGAAATTATCAAACTGCCACACCCGCGAGGTAAGCGTTAAAGACGCTGATGGTGGTCGAGGCGTGCCAAAAGTAGATGCGCCCCAAACGCCCACGCCCCAGCCAAGGTCCTGAAAAGAGTCCTCTTGTCCTACATGAATCTGATAAGCCCCGACAACCGCTGCGCCTCCATTGCCCACATCGCTGCTATTGGCCGTTACACCAACCTGGATGGTGTACGTGTTAACCGTGGGAACGGTAAGAATCTGAAACTGGGCATTTAGATAAGTGGCCGTGACGTTTCCACCAAGGCTCACGGCACCGCTAAAGGTCACAAAGTCCCCGACGATTGCCCCATGCGCTGTGTCCGTGACAGTGACAATATTGCTTCCATTTGATGCGGCGAAGGTTACATCGCCCGCTGCTGTCGTATTACGAAGGGGTGTGATGTCGTACCAATTGCCCCCGTAAAAACTATAGAGTTTGCGGGTTGTGCCGACAATTAGCCGAGGAATCCCGGCTAAATCGTTCCAGGTAAAGACGTCGCTAGGTAAGCCAATTAGATAGTCGGGTTGCCCATTAAACCATGTCCAACCACCTAGCTTTTCCGGCAGGCCATAGCGAAAACGGATGTAATCGCCATCGATCCATCCGCCTTCAGCGCCGTATTCCGTGTTCTGCTTGTCAATGCCTGGATTTAAAAAAAGTCTCAGCAGTGGCATTACTTAATTGGACCCCCGACCAGCCATGCGTCGCAAGTTCTAGCTCCGGCGCATTTGAAATGAAAGAGTTCACAATAGCCCAAGTTAGATCGTTTAACGACATCTTTCTCAAGCTCCATGCCCGTTTCCTGGGCGTCTTCGGCGTGAATGCCTTTTTCAATGCAGGCCAGCATTGCTGGGGTCTGGATAAACGCAGCGCAGTTGCCGCATCGCGCTGTTTGAGCTTCCTCAACAGGAATCCGCCACATTCTAGCCTTTTTTGCCCAAAAATCCTCAGAAGGTTCTTCCGGGTTTAAAGGGCCATAGCCATACTCTTTAATGGCGTTGTTACGGTTTTTAAGATTGACGTGAATGTCAACCGTGGCTACAGGACAAGCGGCCATACCGCCTTTGGCGTAGGACTGTTTGATTGCTTCGCCAATGGCTTTTTTCTGAACGGCCATGTTTTACCTCATTAAGGCAGCTTCAGCAGCGCGACGGCGGGTGAGGCCGGGGAGAACACGTCCGGCAGCTTTATTCCAGAGCATACATTGGTCTGCTGCGCCATCCCAGTCCCCCGCATCAACGCGCTTCTTGAACGTGGAAACCCGATAGTTCCCTAGGCCACAATTGTAGACCCAGCTAGTCACTGCGGCAATGCGTCGCGGTAGTGCGGTTTGAATCTTAGGTGAAAGCTTGGTTATGCCCTGTACGAAATACTCTATGTGGTGGTCAAGCGCCTCTTCGCACTGCTGCATCGTCCAGATGGTGCCGGGGTTGATGTCTGGTCCGGTGGCACCCCATCCGATTGTCCAAGGATGCCCACGGGTTCCGGGGTCGGGATAGGCTTGAACTCTTCCATCAGGCAAACGCTTTGCCAAGCCTTCAAAAGGCTTGATCAGTACATCCTTGCAAAGCTTCTTAGCCTCATTCACGATTTTTGATATTTTTCTACGCTGCGCCCAACGAACCAAAACGTAATACACATTGTAAAGACACCAAAGTCATCTTCGTCCCAGCACTTGCTCACAACTTCTGTCCAATCTGCACCCGTCTGAAACGCGATAACAAGCGCAGCCGCCTTGACTGTCGCATACATAAAGAACAAAGCCCAAGTAATGCCCGGACGCACCAACGCCGAGATAGCAGCCACAAACCAACCCGCTGCTTTAGCCGTTTCAGCTTGCTCTTGAAACGCAGCCTTAATGGTATCCATCTGCTGAATGGAGTAGTCAACATACTTCTCCTCCATGCGAAACTCACCGCGAAGCTTTTCCAAGTCAGTCTGGAGCTGAAACATACTTAGCTCATGAGCGCGTTCGTTCTTCTTGTCCAAGAACTTTAGGACTTCAGGTGCAAGCCTAAATAGGCCACCGAATATGGAGCCAAGTAACCCGCCAGACAAAAGGTCAAACATGATTACTTAGGTGTTGGGTTAACAATAACAGGATTAACCACTTCAGGCCGCACCACAGTTGGGTCCACGATCAACGGCTCTACTTTAATAACTGTAGGCGTATGTGTGTTGTCGGTCGTGGTTGTGGTTGTTGTCGTGACGTTTGCTGCTGGCGCTTGAATCTTCCCAGCGATATTTGTGAAGGCTGTGTTGGTGCTTGCCGTATTTGCCACCGTTGCATTGCTTACAGCTTGTTGGATAGCTACGTTTCCACGCACTTGCTCCATGCCCAGAGCTACTTGGCGGTTGATACCGTAGATCTGAGCAATACTTGGAAGGATGGTTGCAATTGCTTGTAGGGTTGTGTCCGCTGCCGACTTAGGCGGTGCAATCTGTTGTTGCTGTTGGTTTGGTTGTCCAAGCGCCATGCTCATCACGGCGGCAACTTTTGCCGCAGCATCTCCCGTAGCAGCAATCGCAGCCATCGCTTTGTACTTTTCACTCTCAGCTTGTGCGCGAGCCTGGGCAATTTTTACATTGGCCTCGGCGTAGCCTTCGTAGTTCGTAGCGCATGACGCTAGTAGCAGAGGCACGGTTAGGATGAGCTTTTTCATAATCACTCCGGTTGAGTGGGCCATTGAACTTCCAAAGGGAATCCTTGTTGGCTTGCACAAATGGCTCCATGTACCGATAAACGCTTGTCTAAATCGTCGCTCATAATCATATCCGTCTAGCTGTTAGATACCTTCTTGATTTTAGGCGAAAGCCTCTGCCTGAAATATTCAAAACTTCCTACGAACTTTTTTGTGCCGACATGAGCGCAAGTCATTTTAGGATCAAGCCATATGTCATAGCCAAGTTCGCGCAACTTGGTAAACACCACGGTATCCTCTGAGTGCAACTTGCCATCCACAACGGCAATGTTGCATATCATCCTGCGAACCCGACCTTCGTTCTCATACTCTTCTGCATGTTCCCAAAGGTCTAAAACAGCTTGACGGCTCATCTTCACAAAGCCCATGCCTAAGCCATCAACTTTAATTAAACCAGAATCTTCAACATCCATGTTCTGAGTTCTGACCACATACACTTCATGATCATCAGTCTTCTTGCGGTATGTTCCACCAACCACATCTTCAGGCCGGGATAAGAGTTCCATGATCCACATCGGATTCCACTCAAGATCTGAGTCAATCCAAATGACATGGTCATAGACCCCTTCTACAGCCAAGCCAAACAAGTCATTTCTTACTCGCTGCACCAGCGCGTCATAAGACACAAATATGGGATGCAGGAAAATGTCATTAGCTTGAGCAACACGAATGCTATTGACCAGTGAGTTGGCGTACCATGCATCAAGTCGACCATCTAAGCATGGTGTTGCAATTAAAACTTTCATTTGCAAATTACTAAGATGATGCCTTTAATAAAACAATCTCTTCTTTCAAAATCTCTATTTGTTCTGAAAGTTCTTGAATAGCTTTGACCAATGGCGAGACAAACATCTCTCTGCTGATGGCTTGAATACCGTCTGAGCCTTGATCCCAGCCATTAAAAGTCGTACAACCCTCAGCATCCAATGCCGCTTTTACTTCTTGTGCTACAAATCCATGAACTACAACATTGGTATCTCTACCATTGATTTCCTTGTAATAAGGATGGTCAATTGGAAGTTCATTTTGCGGTTTCCAAGTGAACTTAATAGGATTCAAACGCTTGATAAAGGACAATCCCAATGTGTCTGGGCCGATGATGTTTTTCATCGTACCGTCTGAGGTCTGTGTCCATGTGGCATTGACGGTATAGGCGTTATAGATTTTACCGGAGCTATTACCAATCGTAACGTTTGTGTTGGCCTGACCTGTTACGTAATAGCCTATAACAATTTGATCAACGCCACCTGCTGCACTTGCATCGGCGTAAGACCCAATAATTACATTTCCTGTTCCTGTGGTGAGAGAATCTGCTGCTTGGGTACCAATCGCAGTATTATTTGCCCCCGTAGTCAGTGCATACATGGAGCCAGTACCGATAGCAACATTATTTGAATTTGTACTTTGGACTAAACAATTGCCCCCTATACCAACGTTAGAAGTTCCTGTTGTGTTTGCTGATAAGACGGCTGATCCTATTGCTATATTAAAGCCACCTGTTGTGTTTAAATCTAATGCATCAGCCCCTATTGCAACGTTATTAGTACCTGTCGTGTTTGCATCCAATGCTCTAGCACCTAGTGCAACATTAGAGGAGCCATTAGTGTTTGCAACACCTGCTTGATAACCAATGAATGTATTACTTGATCCTGTGTTTACATTGCCAGCTTGATAACCAAATGAAGTTTCAAAGGGACTGCCTGAATCAGTCTGCCCTAATAATCCGGCGGCAGAGGTCCATGTCGTACCGTTAGACGTTAGTACGTTACCACTGGTGCTTGGCGCTACAAACTGGACTGCTGATGTGCCGTTGCCAAGAATGACGTTATTAGCGGTGAGGGTTGTGGCTCCTGTGCCGCCGTTTGCTACGCCAAGTCCTGTTGTAAAGTTAATGTCAGCATTGGGCAGTGTAACCGTACGGCTTGCAGATAACGTACCCGTTGTGAACGTCACTCGATATGAAGAAGTTCCACCTGATCTACCTTGGAGAACGATTCCGTCATTTGCGGAAGTCCGCGAAAACGTCTGACCCGTAGCGTTGTAGAAAGTGTTTGCGCCCGTGAAGGCGTTGTTTCCTGAAGTGGTGACATTTCCTACTGCCCCTGCCGAACTAATCCAAGTCGTACCGTTTGAAGTAAGCACATTCCCGGTAGTCCCCGGCGCTACAAACTGAACGGCTGAAGTGCCGTTACCTATAATGACGTTGTTTGCGGTGAGTGTGGTTGCGCCTGTGCCGCCATTAGCAACTGGGAGCGTACCTGTTACATTTGTTGCCAGATTGACAAAAGTCGTTGATGTAGAACCGGTACCGCCAGATGCAATTGGAAGCGCTGAGCCAAGGGTCAAGGACGATAAATGCGTAATCGCGTCAACAACGTCCGTGCCGTTGTCGTACAACACCATGGTCTTGCCGTTAGGCACAGAAACCCCGGTCTGACCGGAAACCTTGACTGTTACCGCAAAGCCGCCCGTTGTGTTGTTGTAGACGATATAAGCTTTTTGGACCGCAGGGACGTTTAACGTCGCAGCGCCTCCAGGTGTTCCTGTCAAATTTAAGTACAACGCCCTGGCGTTCTGTAAAGCCGTGGTATCAGTTAGCGACAAGGTTTCCGAGGTACTCGACATCGTGACATCGGCTTTTCCACCGATCGCCTGCTCGATGGCCAAACCAATGTTGTCATTGGTCGTTGCGCCCCAAGTGCCAGACTGATCACCTGTGCCAATTAACTCAAATTTAAGATTTGACCATGTACTAGCCATGTTTTTTCCTTAAGCTGCTACGTCTACTTCGACCCAGGTAGCTGCCTGAGTGTCAGGGATTTCCGTCCATACTGCATCTTGAAAATCATTCACTTGTGACCACCCGCGAATAAGCACGGTACCTACAAGTCCGGTGGCCTCTACGCCATCTGGGATAACAATATTATCCACTCTAAACGTGACAATGCCAACAGATCCTGTGCCGGTTACTCCCGTGAAGATCGGAGAAACTACGGAGGTGACGCTCCCTGCCGTTCCAACGCCTTGAACCCCTTGCGCGGTTATGGTGGAATTTATAGCGAAGGATACAGCCCCAATGTCACCTGTCCCAGCTACACCAACAGGCGTGACAACACTAATGGAGGTCGCAGTGACCGTTCCTACCGCACCTGTGCCCTCAACCCCTTGAACGCCAACGTTGCTGTTGATTTGTAATCCAACAGTACCTACCGCACCTGTGCCTTCAACACCCGTGACCGCAATGGTCTTATTAACGGCAAGCGTCACAAGGCCCACGGCCCCCTGGCCTTCTACGCCCGTCACCGTAAGCGCGATACTTGTGCTGCCACCCCATGGGCCATAGCCCCAGGTCTCGGACCCCCAAGCATTTAAGTAAACGATGGAGATGTTTCCTACTGCTCCCGATGCGCTTACGCCCGTTGGGACGATGGTTTTAACGGTTACGGCAGAGACATTGCCCACGCTTCCCGTGCCGGATACACCATCAACTAAGACGGTATTGTCCACTCGGGTGGATACCGTACCAACATCGCCTGTGGCCGAAACGCCCGTAACGGCAATTGTTTCGCTCGTTTGTGTTGTGACGGTACCGACGTTGCCTGTGGCTGAAACACCCGTAACGGCAATTGTTTCGTTGACTTGAGTGGTTACGGTTCCAACACTGCCCGTGGCCGAAACACCTGTAACAGCGATTGTTTCGTTGGTCTGGGCGGTTACAGTGCCGCCGTTGCCCGTGGCTGAAACGCCTGTAACGGCAATCGTTTCGTTGGTTTGTGTAGTTACAGTTCCGACACTGCCTGTAGCCGAAACGCCCGTGACCGCAAGGGTTTCACTGACAGAAGTAGCAACAGTTCCAACGTCGCCTGTGCCACTTACCCCTGTTACAGAGACATAGACATTTCCGACCTCGGCGGAGGTCGCTCCAAATGCTGCTCCGCCAAATGCCGATATGCCGAACACATTGTTGCCTTATAGGAGCTGTGCTGTTGTTAGATTACTAATTTGATCGGTGGTTAAGTTTACCGGCGTTTCTTGTATTTCGATAGACTCAACGCTAGGCCACGCACCTTCGATCCAGCTTCTTGTGTCGTGCTGCCAATTCCACTGGTAACCTGCTCTGTCTTGTGGCTTAGGGTCACGGATGATCCATTCCCAGTTTAGCCATACAAGTTCCTTGCCTTCAGGAATCTCTGTCGGTGGTGATGGAGCCTGTTGCCAGCCCTCTGTGCCGTCTGTCTCTTGTGATGGGATAGACCCGTTTTTAGTCCAGTACATGATCTATCCTTTATAACGTGGGAAACGCTGCTGTTGGTAAAGCTAGCGTGTTAGTGCCGTTAAAGACCATCTTGCCTGCGTTGTCGCCTGTACCTCCAACATAGCGAGCGTAGCCTTTGGTGATGCGGAGGTCTTGAATGTAGCCGTTAAGATAATATCCGTTGACCACATTAGTACCGCCAGATCTACCTCCACCAATAGAAGGGAATGACAAAGCATTAATTGCTGCTGAAGTTGATGTTGACGCTTCTTGATTCCCGTTAATGAATAATCTTAAAGTCCCGCTTGCTCTTGATACAACAACGTGTGTCCACGTATTAAGTGAAACATTATTGGTTGACGTTATTCTTGTTGTCCCGGACGAAGCAAACAAAAAATCTAATTTTTGGCTAGCTGTAACAGCAAAATCGTACGCTCCTAAAACGTCACCGTTTCTAGTGTCAATAATCGTAGCAACCTGCGGAAGCGATGTAAGATAAACCCACGCCTCTATCGTGAATTCCCCCGTCCCAAAATTGTACAAATCAGTTGATAGTGTCTGTAAATAATCCCCCGTCCCATCAAACGACATACTGCTCCCGCCCCACTTGCTCTGCGCCGTACTTATCTGAGCATTGCCCACAGTCTCCAGATCATTCTTGCTTGTGGCATCGTAAATACCAGCGTTAGTGAAGTTGAGGAGGGCAGATGTTCCTGAGACCGCTGTGCTAGGTGCAGTTGGTACGCCAGAAGGTGCTATTGCTGTGCCATTTACATATCGAAGATTTGATATATAACCTTGAAACTGATTGGTTGCTGAATGGGTATACCGACCAATTGTTGGCACATAGCTTGTATTGGAAAAGTCCACTGTGTTGCTTGTGCCTGTTCCTGCAACGCCATTTAAGTAGACCGTTACCGTACCACTAGCCCTGCGAACAGAAAAATAATTCCAAGCATTTACTTGCAGATTTGCTGTGCTTGATATGTTTACGCCTCCACCAGAAAGCGTACCGTTAAAATAAACAGTGCTTGTTGAAGGATCAGCCCAAACAATAAAATAGTTAGTTCCTGAAACCGCTTGACTCCAAATAATTTGATTTGCAGTCGTTACCGTTGTGTAGAACCACCCATCAACTGTAAAGTCCCCAGTGCCGGGAGCAAACGCAGTACCCGCAGGTAACTGCAAATAATCCCCACTACCATCAAAATACCCTGACCCACCATTAGTCGCAGCAGACCAGCTTGCAGTGGGGTTGAATGGGGAGAAGGCGACTACGGTTGGTGAGCCGCCTATTGTGATTGTGGAAACAGTGCCGCTACTATCAACAAACCTATTTGAGGTGCATAGCAAAAGAGAAACCGTTCCTGTTACTGAGCCAGCAACATTAGCACCAGTCCAGCCGACAGAACTTGTTGTTACTTGAGCAGTTGGCGGTGTGAAATTGCCGCTAGTAAGAGCTTGGTTTTGTATAACACGAACACCAGAAACATATCCGTACAAAGTATAAGCAGACGTTCTTGCTATTTGGAACCCTGTAGCCGCCCCACTTGAAGACCATGTTCCTGTGCTTTGGCTAACACCATTAACGTACAGTGCAGTCTGATTTGTTGATGTCCCACTTCTAACAACTGCAATGTGATTCCAAGTATTAGCAAAAGTTGACGGCAACGTATAGGAAACACTTACGCCTGCGCCACCGAAACCAGCTTTTAATATTCCTGATTCAACAAACAGTTGAAAATCGTTATTAGACGGCCCCTCAAGCAACATCATATTTGAGCTAGTAGTCGTCAGATAAACCCACATTTCAACAGTAAAATTATTTGTCCCCCAGTTCAGAACATTACCTGTTGAACTACTAAGCCTGCTTGACCCATTGAAATAATTCCCCCACCCCGTCTGCGAGAACGGTGAGAACGTACCTTGTGTGGTGTTGCCGTTGCGGGTGATGGTGAAGTTGTTGGTAGACCCGTCTAAGAACGTATTGTTCGTAGCACCATTGGTTCCGTTGCCGGGAAGCAGCAGTGTGGTGTATTCAAAATAGGGATCTGGAGTGACTGCGCTACCTGAAAAGATAGACGCAATCATCGCAGTCAGATTGCCAGCCATATCAGGTCACTCCCGGCCCAGTAACCCACCACGTATCTGTATCAACCTTGAGCAGCGAAGCCATGCCTTTAGTTGCTACCGTCCTGTTGCCTGTGGCTCCGTTAGCGAGCTGGAACGTTACGCCAGCACCACTGATTGTCAGGTTGCCGCTGTTGTTGTTAGCCACAAGAATTGTGGTTCCGGTTGGAAAAGCTACAGATGCGTTTGTCGGCACTGTCAGTGTTGCGGTAGATCCACCAGTAAACCAAACATGCTTACCTGCATCTGTTAAAGCTAGCGTCGTGTTGGTGCTTTGCGGTGCGTTGATATAACCCACCGAGCTGATCGCCATCGTGCTGTTTTTCAGTAATTTGCCCGTCGTTCCGTCGTAAACCGCAAGGACGCTATCTGTGGAACTAGCAGGACCAACTACATCACCTGCCCCAGCCGCAGCAAGCAGTGACCAGTATGTAGCGTTAGTTGGAAGATTGCCCGTACTTTGTAGGATACAGATATACGTTGAATTGTTATAAGTAACAATATCGTTAGGGTAATAAGTCGTACCCCCTGCATACGCGCCTTGGAATGTCAACGAGGCATACCCTAAGCTATTCCACGCAGTTGAGCCATTACCAACCTTAAACTTCGTTAAGGTAGTATCTACACCCACTTCACCAGAAGCTAGCGTTGGATTAGCTGATGACCATTGCGCCGTCGTTCCACGACGCATCTGAATTTGTACGGGCATTATGGACTCCCACCGTCAATTGGATCTATGGCTGCATAACTAGAATCAGGTAAACCACCGTCTAAATTAGGACTCCCGCCTCCACCACCTGTTGAATCAATCGTTATAATGCCGTTTCCAGGGGTCAGTGTGATATTTGATCCAGCGGTTAGCCCATAGGCAGCGCGTTCTGCCGGATAGGTCACAAAGACGTTTTTAGTGCCAGCAGAGAAATCAACGAGGCTTCCTGAATTACTGGAAGATAAGACCGTGTCTCTTGATAATGTAGTGCCAGACGATGTGTAGGTGCCTATGCCGACTTCCCACTGGGAACCCGACTGATCCGCAATACTGTAAAAAGTCGTATTGCCGTTACCCACAGCGGCAAACGATTGAAACCCCGTAACCGCACCGGCAAGAGTTATTGTCCCCGTACCTGTGGTTGTTGTGGTTTCTTGGACCCGATCAGCGAGAAGAAAGGCCACGGGGCTCTCCTAAAAGGCCTAAGCAATGCGGATAATCGCTGTTGCAGCAGCAGGCGATGGAAACTGGATCTGGAAGTCACCAGAACTGACTGATTGGTCACCACCAAAGCTCAACACGGCACAGGCTGGATTACCAGAAGCTGTGTCGTTATAAATGATGCCGCCGCATGTGGTAAACGTTGCGCCAGACCATGTGGTGTTATCAAAGTCACAAACCGCTGTCGTGCCATCGGCGACAGGCGTTACCGAGGTCAGCGTATTACCGCCCGTGGTGTAGCCACTTCCGTTAGCAAGCTCATCCGAATTGCTCACAAGCGTGTCATAGCTCGTCGTAGCAGCGCCATAGGTTCCAGAACCTGCGGCAGTTGCCTTCATCAAGGCGAGCTTAAAAGTATTGCCTGTAGAGGCCGTGAAGTTGTGAACCGCTTTAAGAATTTCGACTTTGAACGATGTCGGCATCGCGGTTGTTACAGTAATCGCCATTTCAATTCTCCAATAATTTAATCAACTCGGGATGTCCCGCATCCCGAAAACGGTTCATTAGCGTGGTGTTATGTGACGCCACCGCCTGTCGCATGTAACGCACCAAAACATCACGGATTTGCGCCTTGAAGGCCTCTGCTTGATCCCGAATAACAGGATGAGAGGAAGAGCCTACATAGACGATTTTTTCAAGCGCCATTTCGGCTACTTCCTCAGGCGAGAACCCACGTCCAGAGACGTGGGTTACTTTGAATTCCCCAAGAAGGGCACCACCAGATGATCCAATCATGGCCCGGGACTCACAGATTTAATAGGTAGACGAATCATGCCATCTCTGTACTCATCACGTCTACGACGTCCTTGCTGTTCCATACCAAGACCTTGAATTGCTTGCTGGTAACTTTGATTAAAGTATCCAAGCATATCGGGGGGCCCTTTGGTGTAACTGTAAGCCTGAATCAAGCAGGCATAAAGCAAAGCTTCAGGTGCGTTCAAACTGATCCACGTTGTCGTGTTGGTACTAGAAAGCTGGGCAGGTCGGTAAATGTAACCCAACTCCACGGCAAAATTTGCATTAGGTGTTGGAGCGATGTAGAACGTATTCTGATCCCAAACCGAATAGTACTTAGGTACTCCTGTCTCCCCGCCATCAGGCCAATACTCTTTCATGAACGACGTGTCACGGAAATCCAAGAAGATCTGATCACTCGTTGTAGGATCAGTAATCATCATGTAACGATGGGTCAAGATATCTGATGGCGAGGTCAGAAACTTGTTCCCCGAAGTCATTAAAGCAGTGGATTCTTTTTTAAAGTAATCCAGGTCGATATCCCGCAGGATGCGGTTCTCGGCCATCGTAATGAACGTGTTAATCACCGAGGCCGTGAACACATTGCTGTTCACCTCAGTGTAGTTCCTAATGTTGGTAACGAGTTCGTCGTAAGTCATGATTAAGTAATCGCAATAGTGACGTTGCCAACAAACCCGTACCCCGTAACAAAATCTTGCGCGGGATATGGCCTCATGTCCGTGCGATTCACGGTACTGAACCCAGAGCCAATGCTTTGAAACGGCGCACTAAATCCTGGCGTCCCAAGATAGATTGTAACCGGCTCAATACGATCAACGCGAGGGTCTTTGAGCGCAATCGCATCGCCACGGTACTTGAGCGGATAGAGCTGTGGCTCTTTGGGCTCGTAGTCATCAGGACAGACCATGAACCCGCGACAGTTCTTGCGCAGCGTGTTGTAGGAGTACCGCTGTCCGCAGTAATCGCACAGGCCGAACGAGAATTTGCCTGTTGCAAAGGCCATGACTTACTGCCCGAAGTCGGGAATAAATAAAGCGCTTGCCGTGTCTCGATCTTCCGCTGCTGCGCGTTGGAAATCTTCTTCGTAGATCTGCTTTAGCATGACTGTTCGCTCAGGTGCATACTTAAGCGAAATCTGATACGCAAGTCCCGAAGCAAGGCAAGGCAGAAACCGAAAGTTGACATCTGCCGTATTGGTGTAGACGCCTGCATCTTGGATGCGACGAATGCGGTAATAGACCAGCGTATAGGCAAGATTGGGCGATGGATACAGGAAAACCTTAAACGTGTTAGCACGTTGTACGTACAACTGAGCAGGCTGGGCCTGAACCGTTTTATCAGGCAGGTCCAGGTACTCTTCCCGGCTGATTCGATCAAGGCTAATGTCTTGTTGAGGACTTACCCCAGGCAAACGGATGACTGCTGAGAGCACGTTGACCGTATCTGATCCAAGCGTGATTTCGTATCCTCCGGGAGACAAGGTGTAAGACGCTTGCTCAATGGTCCAGAGGTTCAAACCACGATTGGCCCAGTCAAGAAACAACAAGTTCAACGACCGTCGCGCAGACGACAATTGATAGCCCGCCGTGGGGCGCATGCCGCAGCGCTCAAAAGCCTCTTCGATTAAGTCATCAATCGAGAGGTTAAAGTCGGTCGTTCCTGAAGTTGTCATTTACGCGCAGCTAGAGCCGCCCATCTTCATTTTCTTGACACCCTTCATGGCCATGCGCTTGTGCTGATTGAACGCACCGCCGTCTTTCATCATCACAGGGCCACTGGTTTTGCTGGTTTCACTCAGCATCTTGTTCCGAGGACCCGAGGTGACTGCGCCACCACCGCGCGTTGCCGCGCCCATGCCACGTCCAGCCATGATTATTTCCCCTTTTTGGCCATTTTCATGGCTTTGCCGCCTTTTTTCATGCCCATGGGCATGGGAGGCATTTTAGGCATCGCACGGCCCATCGCATCCTTGGTTTTGCGCTTGACTGCACGGCCCATTTTGTCGGCCATACCACCTTTTTCGTAACCCTTCATCATGATTTGTTCACCTTTTTTGCCGTTTTAGCCGACTCCTTGAAGGCTTGCGCCGTAGGAGCACCCTTGGAACCAACTTTACGCATCTTTTCGCCCGATCCAGCGGCGATACGCTTGCGCTTGGCGTTGATATTGGCATAGAGCCCTGGTTTAGTGGCCATCGTCACTATCCTTTTTTCGCGAGGGCATCAATCTTTGCTTCAAGCCTTTCAAAGCCTGAATCAAAGCGTTCCATAATCTTTTCAAGGTCTGCACGAACCTCTGCACGAGTGATGTGATCACGAGCGATTTCCTCCCTCGTTTTGTTTAGTAGGATCTGGATGCGCTGCTGTTCCTCATGCGAGTTCTTAAGCATGAACATCACAAGCCCTACTAAGATAGACGTAATGAGATTCCAAAGAATAATCGGATCCATTTAGCACTGCTCCGCCTTAACTTTATACGCATCCCA